GCCCTTGCTGTTCTCCGCGCCCTCGACAACGTCAACACTGTCGCCGCCGTTTTCGAGCCAACGCACATCATGATTCGCGACGTATGGGTCCGCTCGTTTGACGATTTCCTTGAAGCTCACGGCATCGAGTACGACTTCCGCGTCTCCCCCCAACCGGAATACAAGATCCACGTTCCCGGGGGCACGGTCACCTTGCTGTGCCGCGCCACGGAGACCTACAACCGCATCCGTGGCCAAAACCTCTCATTTTGCATTGCTGACGAAATCGACACCAGCAGCGCCGACATTGCGCAAAAAGCCACCGAGATGATGCTGGCCCGTCTTCGCGGCGGCCAAAACCCCCAGCTTTGCGTCGCCAGCACCCCCGAGGGTTTCCGCTGGATGTACCGCACCTTTGTCGAAGCCGAGGACCAAAGCGACCGCCACCTCGTCCGTGCCCGCACCCTCGACAACCCCCACCTCCCCCCTGGCTTTATCGAATCGCTCTACAGAAATTTTCCCCCTCAGCTTCTGGCCGCCTACCTCGAGGGCCAATTTACGAACCTCAATTCCACCACCGTCTACCCCTACTTTGACCGCGACCTGCACTGGACCGACACTCAAATCAAGCCTGACGACCGCATTTGGATCGGCATCGACTTCAACGTCGGCTGTTGCTTTATGGAGGTCTGCGTGCGCCGCGGCGACGAGTTCCACTTCATCGACGAATACCACCCCAAAGACACCCCCTCGATCGTCTCCAAGATCCAGGAGCTTTACCCCGACCACATTTCCCGCGGCGACGTCGTCGTGATTCCTGACGCCGCCTCCCGCCAGCGCACGACCACCAATGCCAAAGAGAGCGATCTTGCGCTACTACGCAAGGGCGGCTTTGTGGTCAAGGCCCAAGCCTCAAACCCGGCAATCGAGGACCGCATCAACGCGATGAACGTGGTGATGATGTCCAACCGTTTCCGCGTTTCCGCCCGCTGCCGCTATCTAATCCGCTCGCTCGAGACCCAAGCATTTGACGAACGTGGCCGCCCGGACAAAACGGGACGCGGCCTTGACGACAAATCCGGCCCTGTGGACGCCGCTGGCTACATCATCACGGCCCTCGCTGGTCTCCGCCGCTACGCCTCAGGCGGCAGCAATTTCCGCACGTATTAACAAACAGCCTGACTAAGTAAAGTGGAAGCAACCGGGCGCTACATGCGACCCCTCGAAGTAACGCCCCGTGTCCATTACCGGCAGCAGCTATCCCGGCCGCGACCTACCCAACTTTGGGGGTTACCGCGCCCCCGGCGGCGTCCTCTACGACTCCCCCTCAGACGACCCCAGCCAGCGCAGCTCTGCCGTGTTGGCGATGATGCCCTACTGGGATCCGATCACCATTTGCCTCGGCGGCACCAAGTTGATCCGTGCCCGCTGCGAGGAAATCATTCCTCGCGAACCCCGTGAAGACGACGACGCCTACACGCGCCGCATCTTCCACCTAACCATGCCTCCTTTCCTGCTCCGCCTGGCCTCCCAGGCTGCAGGAACCATTCTCCGCAAGGGCATCACTCTTGAAGGCGACCCCTACTGGGAAGCCTGGCGTCAGGACGTGACTGGCGACGGCACCACCCTCAACGGTTTTGCCCGCCGGCTGTTAACGGACTCCCTGCTCTACGGCCACAGCAGCGCCCTCGTTGACTACAGCGCCACGATTCCTGCCCGCAACCTGGCCGAGCAGCGCGCCAGCGGTGAGCGTCCCTACCTCTGTCCCGTCTCCGCCACTCAAATCATTGGTTGGCGCACCACCGACAACCGCGCCGAGAGCGCCTTAAGCCAAGTGCGCATCAGTGAGCGCGTCACCGAGCCCGAGGGTCTTTTTGGTGAGTGCGTCTCCGAGCAAATCCGGGTCCTCACCGCCGACAACTGGGAGGTGTGGCGTTTAGTGGGCGAGGGTCGCACCGCCGGCTGGGAGCGCCAAAGCACCGGCCCCGTCACCACTTCCGGCATTCCCCTCGTCACGGTCTACAGCAACCGTCTCGGCACCCTCCTTTCCCGGCCGCCACTCCTCGAGTGCGCCTACCTCAACATCGCCTACGCCCAACGTTTTTGCGACTATCACCACGCCATCCACGTTGGCGCTAACCCCATCCTCACGCTTCGCGGTTTTGACCCTGACAGCGACAGTCCTGTGGGCCTTTCGGTCAACACCGCCATTTTGCTCCCGCCAGACGGCGGTGCCGAGATCGTCTCGCCACCCAGCGACGCCTACCAAGCCCAGCTGCAGTGCCTCAAGGCCCTCGAGGATCAAATCTCCCGCCTGGGCATTAACACCCTGGCGCAACAGAACATCACCAACGCCGCCGCCGAAGCCAAGCGTCTGGACCGCATTGACAGCGACTCGATCATGGCGATTATCAGCGAGGACCTTGAGCGAGCCATCACCGACATCCTCACCCTTGCTTCCGACTACGTGGGGATTGAGCCCCCCAAGGTGATCATTCCCAGGGACTACGAAAACCGTCTAATCGACGGCAACCAAATCACCGCCTACCTGCAGCTCTTTATGCAGGGCGCGATCAGCCAGGGCACCCTGCTCGAAATTCTGCAGCAGGGGGAGGTGCTCCCTCCCTACCTCGACCTTGGCGAGGAAATGGTGGCCACCCAGGAGTTTCTGGACGAGCAAGGGGCCGCCAACACTTCGATGGTTATGTCGGCCGCCACTAGCGGACCAGCTTTAAGCAACGCCACCCTGCCCACCCCCCTGCGTCCCAACCGCAGCCGTGGCACCTAAGACGCCCGAGGGCTACGTTCGCCAGCTCGGCCGTGAGATTCGCCCCCTCGAGGCCCGCATTGCCCGCGAGCTCTACGAACCGCTACTCAACGCTTTTGCTCAAATCCGCGCTGTTTTATCCCTGTTGCCAGACGACGGCCTAAGCCGCCGCCTTCAGTACCAGCAGCTCCGCCCCTCCATCGAGGCCGCCCTGGTGCCATTGAACGACAACCTGGCCGCCACCCTTGCCCTAGAAATTTGGGGTTTTCAGAGCCGCGCCCGCCAGCTTGCCGCCCAATGGCTAGGCGACGCCGAGCTTGAAAACGAAGCCCCCGCTGCGCTTATGCAGCGCGTGCGTTATTTGCGATTCACGCTGAGCGCCTATTTTGAGCGCCGCAGCCCCTCGCAATTTATGCGCGAGATTCTGCGTCTGGTGGATCGCGCAGTGGAGCGCGGCATTCTCGAGGGCACCCCCACCGCCGAGGTTTTGCAGCGCGTCCTTCCCGAAGCCATGCGAGGCCCCCGCCGCTCCCTTGTGATCCGCAAGGGCACGGTGGTCAATGCCGTCCGCGCCCGCATTGACGCCGCCGTAGCCGCTGCGTTGTGGCAGACCTACACGGGCCAGGCGGAGCGCGTATGGGCGCGACCTTTAGCCGCTGAGGAGGGCCGCGCAACCGTTATGTGGGAATGGAGCGCGGTTCTTGACCCCCGCACCTGCCCCATCTGCGCCCCCCTCGACGGCCAACGTCGAGCCCGCCTTGCCGATTTTCCGGTATTGCCGCAAGTACATCCCAACTGCCGCTGCGTGGTGTTACCCGTCAAGCCGTAGCAATTACGCAACGGCGTTGCGTATGTAAACTATGTGCGTAACCCTTTAGTTTTATGGCTGACGAAGCTGCAGGGGATCAGTCCGTGACTGCTCTGCAAACGCCGGTGGCGGTTGCACCCGAAGCGTCTCAACTCGTTGATCCGTCCGATTACCAGCGCGTTCTAAAAAAACTTGAACTTGTTCAAGCTGACAAGGCTGCGGCTGGTGAAAAGAACGCACAGCTCAACGAACGATTGAAAGATCTTGAGCGCCAGCTCAGCCAGAGGAACCAGCAGCAGCTTCAGGATCAGGGTGAATACAAAACCCTGTGGGAGCAGCGTGGGGCGATTATCAGCGACCTAGAGAAAGAACTCGCAGAACTCCGCGGCCAACTTGAGTCTGTGACTCAATCAGCTGCCCAGGAGCGTTTGCGTGCAGCATCAATGGCGAGCATCAGCAAATTGGGCGCGATTGCCCCCGAGCAGATGTACGCCCTGCTGCAGTCTCAGCTACGAGAGAGCGACGGTAACCCAGTGGTGCTTGCGGGGGGCGCGGAGCAACCACTGGACGTATACCTAAGCAATCTCAAAGCACCGGGTAGCGGATTTGAGCACCACTTTTCTGCCACTGGAGCCCGCGGCATGGGCACCACGGCGGCCAGCGCGGTCGCTCCGGGTATGAGCAACCCCTACAAGACGGGGAACCTCACCGAAATTCTGACCCTTGAGGTCGATAACCCGGAGCTTGCGAAAGCGCTGAAAGCCGAGGCCCACCGGGGTTAGTCACGGAAACCCTGCTTATTAGAGAGCGATGGCTCAACAAAACATGGGAGGCACGTTCCTCTCCAACCTCGTTACTCGTCCAGAGTTCCTCTCCTACACCTCGGAGCGGATCTTTGAGATGTCCCGCTTTATCCAGTCCGGTGTCGTGCAGCGCAACAGCGCTCTGGACGCCCGTGCTGGCGGCACCCGCGTGCGCGTGCCGTTCTTTGATGCCCTAAACCCCACCGAGGAGCAAATCGCCTCTTCGAACTCCTGGGGCACCAGCGGCGCCGGCTACCTCACGTCTCAGAACGTGTCCGCCGACGAGCAGATTATGACCCTGCTCCACCGCGGTTTCCAGTACGCCACTGACGACCTCAGCAAGCTGGGTTCCGGCGCGGACCCGCTGGCGCATGTGCGCGACCAACTGGCCGCCGCGATTAACAAGAAGAAGACCGCAACTCTGCTTGCCCAGCTGAGCGGCCTTTTCGGCAACATTGCCGGCTCCGGCGTTATGGGCGCCAACACCGTAAACGTGACCGGCACTACCACGGCCACCGCAGACAACTACCTGACTGCTGCCAACGTCATCAAGGCGAAGCAGAAGCTGGGTGAGCGCGGTGAGGAGTTAAGCGCTATTGCGATGCACTCCGCCGTAGCCGGCTACCTCGAGCAGACCGGCTACCTGCAAGTGCAAGTGTCCGGCTCCACCGTCTCGGCCGCTTCCGGCCTGGTAAGCGTGGGGTACAACACCTTCTGCGGCCTGCGTGTGATTGTCGACGACCAAATCGGCGTGATCAGCGGCGGCACCGCCACCCACCTGAACAAATACCCGGTGTATGTGTTCGGCGCCGGTGTGGTGGCCGAGGGGATTCAACAGGATCTCCGTGTGGAGACCGATCGCAACAAGTCCTCCTTCCAGGACCTGCTGATCGTGGACTACCACTACGGCTACCACGTCAACGGCACCAAATGGGCCGCCAACGGCGACAACCCCTCGAATGCCAGCTCCGCTGGCAACTTAGCTGCCACCGGCAGCTGGGGCCTGGCCTACGACAACGCGAAGAACGTGCCTTTGGTGCGTCTTCTCGTAAACACCCCCTTCGATGCAGGTGTGTACGCCTGATTGCGTTGTGTGCAACAAGCGGCCCCGCTTCGGCGGGGCTTTTTTATGGCATCAGTCGTCCAAGCCCAACCGCCTCTTCTCTTGCCGCTCAAACACCTCCACGGTGTTCATCGTCATTTTGTAGCTTTGTTGCATGATCTGATTGACCACGTCATAGGTCATATCCAGCTCTTCGCAGATCAGCGGCACGGTGTGCCCCTCGTCGCGCATCCGGCGAATTTC